ATTGCACCCATTCCGTCTTGATGTTCAATTGCTTATTGATAATGCCGCGTAGAACATCTTGAATGCTGTTGATAGGCGTTCCGTCTGGTACGTTTGCAGCGACAAGCAACGTGTTGAATCGCTTTTCTGATTGATCTAGATTATCCGGATTCCATACAAAGTTGTCATAAAGCACGCGTCCGCCGGCATAGTCACCATCTAATACTTCATAATTAAGCACCAACATCTCATTGCCTGTTGACTTCGCCGCCTTGAGTTCTGAACTATCAAGTACCTTAACGTTATAGCGCCCAGATTCTTGTACGCTCTTACCAAATGTGTTGCTGCTGTCTACTGTAAATAAAGTCATGTTATTTCTCCTCTGCGATTAGTTCGCTTGCTTTCCGATTATCAATTCTGTTCTTGGCGTGGTTGCCATTCTCTGGATCTAAATCAATCCATCGTTCATCTTTTTCTTTGTAGATGCGCCCGACAATATCGAACGGTGCTGTGAATGCGTTAAACGTTTTCTCATTCATATCGGCTTGATAACGTCCACCACCTGTCAATCCACTAGATCCGTTGTCGACTTGGTGTGCTGTTGCTAGAACCGTCTTATCTGTCTTTCGCAACCACATACCAAGGTTTCTAAACCAAACTTGTAGTTTTTGGTAATTTTGTCGTCCGTCTTTTGAAGCGCCGTCAATATTTTCAAGCGCCCAATTTTGCAAGGCGGTCACATTATCCAAAACGATGACGTCATGTGTTGCAACTTGCTTTTCTAGCATCGATATGACAAGCTGCTGCATGTTCGGTGCATCTTCATCATCAAACGCAATCACGTCGATGTCGTTCGTCCCGACAAGCGCGTTTGTTGATCCGTCAAAAATCAGCAATAGTTTCTTCCCTGTAAATTGTTTAATCAGCGAAGTTTTACCCGTCCCGCCGTCACCATAAACAAAGTACATATTGCCAACTTTTTGTATCTCGCCAGCCTTATAAGCTTTCATGATTTAACCTCCTATCGTTCATACTTGACTCGTTTCTGCGTGTCATAAATAACAACCTTTTCCAAGTCTTCTTTGATAGCTTCACCGTATTGCTTTTCTAGTTGTGTTGGCGCTTTAACTTGTACGGCGCCCCAACCGTATTTTTTGACAAAAGCCATTTTCAACTTTTCATCATCAACAGCTAGTGATTTCCGTGTAGCCTCCGTGTAACTGATGTCTTTAATCTCCACGCCGTCATCAAGCTTTGCTTTCACGGCGTCTTCAACATTTTTCATCGGTGTTTTCAAAGACTTAATCGCATACGCCAGATCATGCAGTGCTTCAGCTGACATCTTTTCGACCGTCTTTTTATCCCGCAACATATCCAGCGTGTAGGCTTCACCCCACTCGTTAATTACCGTGACTTCATTTGTCATTTGCTTTACTCCGTTTTCCTTGTTAGAATTACGGTATAAATTGTGTTTTATCTGATTTATACCTAGCGCTTAACGGTGGCAGCCGTTAGGCGTTTTTTTCTGTTCTCATATCAATCAGTGTTTGAATAGCTATTGGCGATGATTCCCATACTGACTTGATCGTAAACTCTGATGTTCGCTCTACATACTTCATCATCTCTACAAGGCCACCGTTTTCCTTTAGACGTGCGCCCAACTCTTGGACATCTATTTGTACATAACTACGTCCCTCATCTGTTGTGCGAGCTCCCAGTGCCTTTAAACTGATAGCTGACTTAACATACTCTCCTATCCATTTGTCCATAGCTTATCCTTTTAGGAATTTAGGTACTACAGCTTCACGTTTTTGTCTGCCATAGCCATTTGTCTGACGCACTTCTGGTGTGAAGTCATATTCATCTTCCCAACCAGCCTGATGAAACCAAGTCGAACCCTGCTTAATGAATTGCTGTGGTGTCTGTTTAGCTTTGATCTGTTTCAAATACTCCTCAAGTTTTGATTTAATCAATTCAGGATCAATACCTGATTTAATTGCTTTATCAAAATCTTTCTTGGCATTCGCTTTACCTGATTTCTTTGGATATAGCTTCCAAATGGTTTCAAACATTTGATCACGTTCTGATTTCTGAATACGTGTGCTGTCGGGTTCGTTAGAACCGGACAATATATCTTTCCTATCCTTACCTAACCTATCCTTACCTAACCTATCCTGTGCGGACATTTGGTTGCCAATTGGTTGCACATTGGTTGACATTTGGTTGCCAAGGTAATAAGCGCCGTCTATATCAACGTTTAGAAGACTTTTTTCAGAACGATAAATAGTCGGTTTAATTCTGTCTTTTCGTATTTTGTTGTTTAAATTCCAATCTTTTACAACACTCACGCCGTTTTCAAATATGATGATGAATCCCTTTGCTTTTAGCAGTGACAAATCATCACTATTAGCACCATAAGCACGGCTCAACATCTTAGCGTTACCGATAAACCCCTCGTCGTCAGCCTCCATTCCTAAGTGGAAATAAAGCAACTGACTAGACATCGGCATATCTACGAACGTGTCACTCGTTGTAATTTCCTTGCTGAACATTCTTCGCTGTGCCACTTATTCGACTTCCTCCTTGTCAAACATTTCTGGGTTATATCCCCATTCACGAATTTCTGATTCAGTTAGTTTTTCATATAAGCCGGTTTCACCATTTTCAATAACCAATGTACTTCCGATATAACCACGCTTACTTTTATATAACCGCATAAATACATCACCGGTTTTCCTTTCAGACGTCCACACATACCGCTTTTCTTTCTCAACAAATTGTTCATGCGCCCATTCACGTGTTAGTGGGTTCATAAGCGCAACAGCTTCATTACCTAAATCGTGAATGGTAATAAAATCCCCAAAAGCATAATCATATTCTTCTATCACATCGATAATTTGCCCGGCAATATCTTGAGATTCGTGTAATAAACTGTCACTATACTGATCTTCCTGAATATCTACCAACCTTTTAAATTGCTCTTCTGTAAACTTCATGCTCTCATCTCCTTTTTCAAGTTCTTAACACGTTGGAATAACGCGTTTCTGTAACTGATCATGTTGCGCAGCGTCTCTTTTCTGACCTTGCCAGACATCGACAAACTCGTGTTCGCTCTGAACTGCCGTAGCTCGTCTTCCGCCTGTTTGAGGTCATGTTCCGCATGGCGTAACATCATGCCGTAATCAACGTTCATCGTCTTCAATTTCTACCATCTCCAATCGACCCCTTTTAGCTTTTTCAACTCGACGACCATATGCTGGTGTCGTGTAAAACATCAAACTATCAAATGCCTTACCAGTCTTTCTGGCGATCTCACGTGGTGTACCTTCCGCTATAAATTCATCTCCTTTGTATAATGCGTACTGTCTATCTGCTTTTCGCATTAGTCCACAACCTTTCTGATTAACTGAACGCTAAGGCTTTCACGTTCTTTCATCAGTTGGCTGATTTTCAAATCCAAGAGTTGAAGACAGTCGTCAACTGCAAGCTGCGCTTCCTCTTCGGTGTCGAAGTCTTCCTCTTCTTCGGTATAATCAACTTCACTGATTAACGTGGCTTTCCAACTGACGTTTTGATATGCTGCGTCTGGCTTATAAAAATCTACTGCATCAGGTACGTTCATGCGATCCACCCGCTTTCTTGTAGCGCTGCTAGCGTGTCTCCTGACAACAAGTATCTCTTTCCGTTGATAATTTCATCAGACACACCGTTGAAGAAACGGCTTAACTTGCTTTGATGTAACCAGTATTCTGTTTCTTGTTGCAGGCCTTTTTGTAGTCGTGTACTCATGCTGTTTTCTCCTAATCAAAGTTGTATTGCGTTTTAGACTTGATGAACTGACGTACACCTTCACGTGGGTAACGTACTCTTCCTGCGCCGTCATGGAACATTGGAAAGCCTTTCATGCTGACCAAGTCCGCGAGATTGTTTGGGTTGTACCCGGTCATCTTTTGAAGTTGTTTGTTGTTCAACAAGTCTGGAAAAAACAGGATTTCTTCTTTTTCCTCAGCCATTTTTCCTCCTATGCTGGTTGGTCTTGCTCAATCAATGGCAAGTATCCGTTGTCTTTCAATAGTTCATATAAGCCAAGTCGTCCCTTTTGAGTCCACTTGGTATTCATCACAAGTTTCTTTGAACCGTCTTTTCGTACGACCTCGGTTGTCTCTGATTGTGTCCACCCTTTTGTTTGGTGCTTTGCGTATAACAACCACACACCTGATTGACTATATTGGACGCCCAAATCATGCAGCAACTTATTCATTGCTAGTCCGCTCATACCGTAATCTTTTGCGATAAAAGTGATTGTGACTAACGTCTTGTTAGATAGAATCAAGTCCGTGTAATCTGCTTTGGGCTTCAATTCAGTAACTTGTTGCGCAAGCATGAGTTTTTCTCGACGCTCATTCTTTAAATCTGTTGCCAATCGAATAATCGTGTCTGGGTTTGTTAAGACTTCTTCGATTGTCTGATCCGTCATGTATGTGCCGTGCTTACGAATTGCTGGCAATACTTCTGACGTGACCCAATCTTGAAACTTTTCAGCCGTTTCGTTATTAGCCTTGATTGCTAACTTATAGAATTGAGGTTCGGTGATGAAGTCGCCTTTTTGAATTTTTCTGCCACTTTTGGCAGAATCGAGATAATCATTTACTCGAGACCAACGAATATTTGTATATCCTTTTGCTTTGGAAACGATTCCCAAGCCGACCGCTGCTGACTCTGCATCGAACAAAATTTGTCCGTTTTCTTCTTTGACTTTTAGGTTGTCAAATACCTGTACTTCTAATGACATGTTCTCTCCTTATAACCAACCTTCGCCGTTGTAGTCTGTGAACTTGAACAATTTGTTCAAATGCTCTTTAGCTGCGTCACCTGTTGCTGCACCAGATAGTAGTTGTCGAACATATGATTCAGACTTACCAATTACTGGTGCAAGCATACGAGGCTTCAGCCGCTTCTTTTTCAAATGAAGTGAGAATTTAAATCGTTCTTCTTCAAGTGTTTGAATTGCTTCTTGTACGCTCATGGTTACCTCCTTGTATTGTTTACTGTAAAAATGTTTGTAAGTTTAACTTTACATAGTCAAAGTTTTGAACTATAATGGCATAGTAAACACATCAAAATAAACGTTGTTATTGCTTATCCCTCCGCCAAGACTGATAGATATAACTGTTTTTTTGTTTGTGCTATTAACTTACAAGAATTAGTATAGTATAAAGTTTTGACCAAGTCAACACAAAAGTCAAACTTTTATATTTTTTCTTCGAGAGTAATTGAGGAAACGCATATATGACACTGATTTCAAGAACAAAAGATATTGCAAAATTAAGAGGTCTTTCTTTAGACGATGTTGCTTTAAAGGCTGGATTGAGCGCCAAGTCTATATATAATTGGGGTAGAAATAGCCCTAAATCAGAAAACCTACAAAAAGTTGCTGACGTGCTCAATGTATCGACAGATTACCTATTAGGACGCACTGATGAAATGAACCCCACTTCGTCTGACAACCTTACCCCTGCGCAAAAAGAAGTCGCTTATTTCATTGATCCGTCTGCTACTAAAGAAGATATTGAGCAGATAAAGCAACTAGTTGAAATTGCAAAACTTTCAAAGCGTAGATTATGAGGCCGATCATGTATGACAGAAATAGAAATGTACATCGATAAGTTTCCGGACTATAAGTTTTATGGCATCGAAGTTGAACACCCGCTTTATTTTGGTGAGGTAAATAAAATAGATGGCGAAGTAGTTATCTTCATTAATGTCCTACAGCCAGAATGGCGACAAATTCAAGCTATCAGACACGAAGCTGGTCACGCAGAATTTAATATGTACGGAGATAATCAACGTTGGTCGATTAAAACCATGATTGCTGAAAAACAAGCTGAATATGTTTCAAAGCATTTTGTAATATAATTAACCCATGTGCCAAGCAGCCACATTAAAAGGCTAAGGAGAAAATTTTATGGCAAAGAAAATTGTTGACGAGAACGGTAACACATACGTTCAAAAGAAACCGTTTTACAAGCGTGTTTGGTTTTGGGTGCTTGCGGTTATCGTCGTGATTATTTTTGGCTCAATGAGTGGGTCTGGAGATAAAGCAAAAAAAGTTTCTGATGATTCAGCGAAAAAAGTGTCTGATAGTTCAACCAACAAATCAGAAAGTTCATCATCAGTTGCACCAGCTACCAACACAACATTCAAAGTTGGAGAAACTGCTGAATACAAAGGCGTTCAGTTCAAAGTTAATAAGGTTGACTTTACAAACGGCGACCCAGATGTTGATACTCTTGACACTGGAAAGCAATACGTCGTTGTAAATATCACGATTATGAACAATGGCGATGAAAAGTATGATTATAACCCACTAGATTTCAAACTTGACGATAATGGAAATCAGACAGATATGTCAGAATTTACCACAAGTGTACAAGATGAATTACATAGCGGTACTCTTGCCAAAGGTGCATCTGTTACCGGTAATCTTGTCGGTCAAGCTAATACTTCAGATAAGTTGAAGCTTATCTATGAAGGCAACGTCTTCTCATCTAAAGAACACATCTCTTTCGCTTTAAATTAAACCAATGCCCTTATGGGCGTACATAATAGACAATGAAGTCTATAAAATAAGACAAATAAAAAAGCACACCCTCTCGACTAAAAGCTGGGTGTGCTGTATGACATAAACGCACGGGGCGTTCTATTAAATTATAACAGATGTAAGCCCTCTTTTAAAGGAGGCTTTTTTTATGGCATCAATTTACAAACGAGGTGAAACTTGGACGGCTAACGTGTCGTTTGTATCGAGTGGCAAGCGTGTCAGAAAAACAAAATCAGGCTTTAAGTCAAAGCGTGAAGCGAACACGTGGGCAATTCAAATCGAAAACTTGAAGATTGACAATGAGCTGAATCAGGTATTTTCGCCCTCTATTACAGTTGCTGAATATTTTGAAAAATGGCTTGAGACATATAGAACCAATCTCAAGCCAACGACTATGCTAGTTTATCGTGCTACCCTGCACAGCATTCAACAAAGTGAATTGTTGGCTAACACACAGCGTTCAAACTCACCAGATCGCGCGCGCAGCAGTATTTAAACGAGTTTGGTGCTACTCATGGTATATCAACAACTAAGAAGCGTAAAATGCAATTATCAGCGGCTTATAGTGATGCTGTGTTAGACGGCTATATCAAGTTGAACCCTTTTGATAGAACAACCGCCACAGGACACAACCCAAAAGATACTAAACTGAAGTATCTCGAGACTGAAGAATATCTTGCGTTGATTGAAAAGGCAAAACTACTTGAAACGTCAACAAGTGACGTCATACTAATTGGTGCCTTAACAGGTGCGCGAATTGGCGAAGTTCTTGCGCTGACGACTGATGATATTTCAGACGGATTAATTGATATCAACAAGACTGAACAGTCAGCAACTCGCAAGATTGACACAACTAAAACCAAAAATTCTGTTCGGGTCGTTGACGTCCCTACTTGGCTCACTGATTACTTGCTGGAAAAGTATGACGGTCGTCTATTTAACCTTAGCCAAACAGCAGTGAACAAAGCCTTTAAAAAACTACAGGTTGCGCTTGAATTCGATCACATTATTACATTTCATGGCTTACGACACACTCACGCCAGCTACCTACTTTCACAGGACGTGTCAATCGACTACATCAGCCACCGATTAGGACATTCTAGCACGGTCATAACCATGAAGGTTTATGCTCACATGCTGACGTCCAAAAAACAACGTGAAGTCAAAAAGACGATAGCCCTTTTCAAATAG